TGTGTCATCTGGAAACTCTTTTACCATGATGATTATGCTCCTACTCTTTTATGTTTTTATTTAATCTAACAATACAGTTGTTTTAATTTTATCATTTATACATTAAAGATTCTAATGTTTTTAATAGACGATAAACACTATTGTATAGCCGTTTTTTATTTTTAAGAGGCTATATAAATTAGTGTAAAAACAAGGGTATGTCCCCAAAATGTCCCCAAAAAAATTTAAGTAGCTCAAACTAATAATAGACAATAAAAAACTACTCATCCCAATTAAGGATTGAGTGGTTTTTGTTTTTTAGACAAGTAAAAAAGTCCTCCAGTCATTATGACCAGAGAGCTTAAAAAGCTTGATGATTAATATTCATAGGTAACTTTTAGTTAGTAAATAGACACAAAAAAAACCGTAAGGGCTACTAACCAACGGTTTAATTAAACAATTTATTAAACTGGACGTTTCAGCCAAAGGGCCTTGTCCTATTTATTAGAGAAGTCATGAGTTCCCGCTCATGGCTTCTTTCTTTGTTACCCCTATTATAACACAAAAAACCTCCACCAAAAAGGTAGAGGTTAAAAAATACTTTCTATTATTAATACTTGCTTGAATTGTTAACACTAATTTGTAGTCTATCTAAAGGTTCACCAAACATTCCAGCAAAGTTATCGTACCCAGCAACTGAACCATTATCGGCACATGTTCCTAAGTAACCAGTACGCTGAGTTGTTTGTGAACGATAGTAAGATTGTTGGTAAGCCTCACCTTTTGGTGTGGTGTAGTACATTTGAACGCCATCAATTGTGTGACCTTTAATACCAGCAACTCCATTGACCGTATCGTTCTTGTTGCCCTTGTGTACAAAAGGCAACCAGCCGTCTTCTTTCGTATGAACGCGATACATGAGTGAACCATGGTTAACCTTGATATATAGCATATCGTGAGTGCTATTAGGAACTCCAGCAAAACCATTTGATCCAGAACCAAAGTCTTTAACTGGATTTAACCACTTACCACCTTTTTGGTGTAAGGCATAGGTTACGTGAACAGCTTCCTTTTTTGCTGGTTTCACTGGTCTATTATGCTTGTTTGGTTTTGGAGTTGGATTTACGTTGTTGCCACTTGAACTAAAGCCATATTTTACATCGTGTGCAAATTGAGCTTCAGTAATACCGTGGCTAGCAAGGTAGCCGTAAGGATCAGTATGGTCGCCCCAAACGTGATTAGTAATCCAAAGATGGGACTTTACACCTCGCCATGCTGAACTATCAACATCAGTCGGGATCCCATACTTGATTGCGCTTGAACGTAACAAGTTGACATAGGTCACGTAATCCCTATGGAATTCTGCATTATCATACGTTTGTGCAAGTTCAATCTGAACTGGCGCGTTAGCGTTAGCCCATGAACCAGCACCCCATGCTTGATACCCTTCTGCTCCTACTCGGTAAATCTTGCCACCATCACCAACAATGTACTGGACGTAAGCACCGTTACTGTACCATGTCCGTTTTTCAAAAATAGCTACATTTCTCGCAGGAGCATATACTGCTGTAGCGTGTGCAATAACAACATTGTTGATTGTTCGTAATGATGATCCTTGGTTTGAACTCAAAGCATAATCATTGTTAATGGTTGCCGCACTTACTTTAGAATTAAATGTTGTTCCAACAAAAAAGGTTGTTGCAATTGCAACAACCCATTTTAATTTATTTTTTAGATTCAACGTTATTATCCCCCTTCGGATTATTTACAATTGTTGTATCACTGATTACCCCCAGCATTCCTAGGATGGTTAGTACAGTGTTAACAATCCCTATAACGTTTTGCCAGTCGACTGGATAAGTGAACCCAAAGGCCACCATTAATTGTTGAATTAACACGATGCCCAAACTGATTAATCCTGATATCAACTTACCATCACGCCAATTGATGTTTTTTACTATTTTCATTATTAACTACTTCCCCCATATTTTGTTGTGTAAGTCCTTAATTCGTTCGTGGTGGCGGTCTAGCCGCCGATCGTGTTCGTCCACTCGCTTATCTAATTCCGCAATACTAATCCTTATTTCTCTTAAATTATCATTGAGTGTTTTAAAATTTTTGTTTAAATCTTTTATGTCGTCCTGAAATGGGCCAAAAACGACGTATTTAAAAAGCAGGCTAACAATGCCTGCCATAAAAATAATTACAGTTGTGATTGATGCCCATTCCCCCCAAGACAGTCCCAACAGCATGTGCAATCTTACACCTTCTTTCTTTTAAATCGTTAGATTATTTATTCGGTGCCTTTAGCAGACTCTGATTCTAGGCTGTCAGATAAGTTATCGGCTACCGCTTGAAAATCATTCCTATCTTTGCGTACTTCAGCCTTATTTTTTTCGTATAAATCTTGGTCGGTAATTTGTGTTGATACCGATGTGTATGATAGTCCTTTAGATACGACAGTTGAGAATGTTGCCACCTGTTTACCATCAATTGTTGATACACCACTTAGTGAGATACTTTGATTAGTTGATAGTGCCATTTTTATCTTCCTCCTATTTGCTTTGTTCTGATAGCATAACTTTGTATGATGCTACTTCTACTTCTAATTGATTAACACGAGCTAAACGGTTAGATGCCAGCTCTTGTAGAATTTTATTATTACGTTGTTCCGCTTCTAATTGACTTTTTAATACTTCAACTTCACTTTGTTCAGTCTTATTACTTTTCACTGATTTGTCCTCCTAAATTTTCAATCAACTTGTTTCCAATAATCTTTGTTAAATCAAAAAAATTAGTTTTTAAGAAGTCTTCTTCACTCATCAAAACGAAGCCTTCTGTATGTGTTCCATCTGGAAAAGAACCTGTGTACCCGATTTTTCGTTTAGTTGAACCATTCCCTAAATCATCACTGTTAGCTAGAGTGATTGTTGTTATTTGTAAGCTGTTCATTTGTTTGTTCCCTCCAATTTACTTAATCTAAGCTCATATTCATTTACTTTATCGTTTAGTCTTCTAACCACCGATAAAAGCGGAATCCATGCTCTATCGTATTGTATACCCTCAATTTCATGGTTCTTACCGTAATTAATAAACATATCCAGACCGGCATCCCTTAGTTGCTCGGCAATAAGCCCATAATATTTATCAATTGAAATTTTTTCTCTTTCTTCTCCTGTACTTAGCTCTTCTGCGTACGAATCTACAGCATGTTTATCGTTCCACGTTGCTAAACGAACGTTCAAAAGTCTATCTCCCAAAGTTGTTTCAATATCTGGATTTTTAATGTTGTACTTATACTTTGAGGCGGAAGTTACTCTAGTTAGACGTCCGTTTCCAGTGATATGAACATCTGGTGAAGCACTAGAAGTGGAACTATATATGAAGTCACTTAACACTGCTTCGCTTCCAGCATAAGACCCCACTGTTAAACCGTAGTGGCTACCGTTATTACAAATTTGTAGACGAAATTGTCCATCCATCAGTCCAATATATTGACCGAGTATGCTTCCCGATTGGACTTGTCCAGTCTGTAAAATGTTACCTAGATAAGATTTGTCACCTGTAGCGGAAGTGTAATAAAAACCGGTTGGATCAGAATAAGTACGCTGTGCAATGTCAGTGCCATTTTGTTTGTACAAATCCATTTTTATATACCCCGGCGCAACTTCCGTCCATTGTGCATTGCTGATTCCAGACTGGAATGTTAACTGGTCATTCATACCACCCCATTGACCTCCAGTATAGGTTTGCATAGTACCTTTAGATTGAAGAACACCATGGTTAAAAGTCAATGTTCCTTTATTCATCTTTGGTAAGAACCATGAAGTTGGTTGTGTATAATCAAAGTCTTCGGTAAACGTTCCATTCAATCCAAGATCAAGCTGAGGAGTTGTCAACGTACTAGTATTCAAGTTAACAGACGTTAAGGTCTTGGTGTTAATACCGTTCGCAATCAAATCATTAACATTAATCTTGTCAGCAGTAATACTGCCAGCAACAATCTTATTACCATTAAGACTGTTAATTTTAGCGTCATCAATACTTGCGTTCGCAATCTTAGCATTATTAATCGCAGCATCTGCAATCTGTGCTGTATTGATAGCTGCGTTATCTATCATGGTATTTTTGATTACGGCATTATCAATTGACGTGTTACCAGTTATATGAACCTTTTTACCATCAATTAAGATTCCTTCATTGCTAATATTGATTTGGTTAACTACATCATTTTTTTTGACTGTTTGACTGATTAAGTCAGCGGTTTGCGTTTTGTAAGATTCAAAGCCGTCAGACGAAACTTTTGAACCAATTAATTTATCAGTCTGGGTCTTGTAAGTTGAGAAGTCACCATTATCAACTTTGCTAGCAATTTGATTAGCAGTTTGCGTTTTGTACGTTGAGAAGTCACCACTATCAACTTTGCTAGAAATCTGACCGCTTAATTGTGTAATTTGAGACTTTGTAGCTTGGTCTTCCGGTGCAGGAGACCAATCGGTCGCTTTATTACCAGTCTCTAATTTATACTCTGAGACGGTCACAATAACTTTTAAATCCTTTGGCGCATAGTCTTTCCCCATTGCCCCAGCATAAATCCAAACATCATACGACACCCCATCATCTGGGGTTGTAAACGTCAAAGACTGCCGTTTACCTGTGTTTGCAGCTAAGGTCATAGCTTTGGCCTGATGATTTCCAGAGTTCTGGAAAATTCGAATACCCCATTGCTCCGCGGATTTATTAGTTGTTTCAGCCGTCACTAAAGCCGAGAAAGTATAAGTCTCATTGTTTTTCAAACCAGAGTATATTTTACGACCGGTCCACGGTGGGTACTGCATATTTTGATCGGGACGTATAAGGACTTGTTGAGTAGAGCTATTTGGTATTAGATTTCTTCCACCAATATCCATATTGTCTACTGTACTAATTACTTCTTGGTAACCATCATTCAAAGTATTAAATTGAGCTGTAGTTGAAGTTGATAATTTATCAACTTTGGAATCAACCACCGTGATGTTATCTAAAGCTTGTTGAGCACTGTTTTTAGCACTGGCAACCTCACCATCAAACTTTGTGGTGGCTTCATTTAATTGGTCAATACTAGACTGAGCCTTTTGTTGAGCGGTAGCTGCGTCTGCTTTGGCTTGAGTAGCATCCGTTTTTGCTTGGGTGGCTGATGCTTTAGCTTCTTCACCAGCTTCTTGTGCTTTCTCGCCGGCTTCCTTTGCATCACTTCCAGCTTTTTTAGCATCATCTGCTACTTGTTGAACCATATTTACAAATGCTTGAGAGGAGTTCTTATCTGCTGTAGCAAAAGCTGTAAATACACTATCCAAAGCGCCTCTATCTACAGTTGAAGTTCTATTCATTTCTTTGAACAATGGAGTTACAAAATCCGTCAAATTACTCATAGCAGTTTCTAATTCTGTTGTGGGTAAATCAACGGATCTTAGTTGTTCAATATCAATGTTATATAGCTCAACATCTTTATCATATTCTTGTTTTAATTTTAATTTTTCGCTAGGGGTAAGCTTGTTATCACTATTAATGTCATTTACATTTCCCGCTACTTCGTTTGCTGTATCTTGTGCATTTTCACCAATACGAGTGCTATCGTCAATGCTTATACTGCCTTGTCCAATTGAACTCATGCTACGTTTTCCTCCTCTCCACTAGTATCTTTGTCAATATAGTTCTTTTTATCACTACTATCATCACGTACATTTAAACGAGTTTTAAAAAGTGTTCTATGAAGATAGCCTGTGTCATTTTCTTTGGCTACCATTGCGAATCCTTGAAGCACATAAGCTCCGTCTTTATCGTGGTAGTAACCAATTGTTTCAGGTTCAAAATAGTTCTCCACCCATTTGTCTCCAAACGTTTCAATCAAGTTTTCACGATGAAAAACTTCTGATTCAGTAACTACATTAATACAACTAAGAATTCGTGGGTCTTTGTTGTTCGCGTCACCAGAATTAATGAACATGTAAGGAAAATGGATATCGTTTGATTGCATGGTGTTAAAGTTAGGATCAGTGTTGGCAACAGGATTGAATCCAAATTGTTGGATTTTAAAACTATAAATAGGGTTCCATTTACCAGCAAGCAAATCGTCAACTCTTAATACTTCTACCGGTCCGCCAGCCATTACAGATAAAACCCAACCTTGTTCAAAATCACAAGCAATTCGTCTAAACCAATGACCATCTATTGAAGGCATTTTAGCGATAACTTCTACTCCGTTACCTTGGTTTACAACCGCATTAGGTACCCATTTAAACCTACCTAAGGAAATATTGCCACCTGCCGTATTGGTCGATAAAGTCCATATCTCTGGCACACCATTGACTAAATGCGCTCCAAAACTACTACCATGTCCACCGCCTTGTACGACCATAGAATCAACATAAGTCCCATCTAATTTAAAACGATGATATTTAGTATCATCTGCATTAGAACGATTACCTTGTCCCTTTGTGCCCTCTGTATATGCAACTGAAGTAATTAGCATTTGATTAACTTCATCGTACCATTGATACTGGAATGCACCTGCAATGGGGTCACCCCAATGATCTTTTGGTAAATCTACCCGTTTTTTGTCGAAAAAAAGAGAATTATCAATACTGATTGATAACTCTGCTTCGGTTTTTAAGTAGTCTCCTTCAATGGTGCAGGTAATATTACCTACGTCGCCATCATCAAGAGTTACTTGGTAACCATCATCTTTGTGTTTTTCTTCCCAAGCTAAGTCGTGGACACCTGTTACGGCATTAGTTTTCGTCCATATAAATGCTGACTTGCTTAGGTAACTGGTTAAGTTTGTGCCGTCTACGAATATTCTAGCAATGATTGTTTTACTACGGTCTTCTTTACTCCAGCTCTTCCCAGTTGGTGTAATTAACTGAACCGATGCCGTCTTTTTGCCGTTGCGTAAATCGTTAATTAAATCTCTTACTTTATTGTCAATATCGTTCTGTATTTGTCGGATAATACTAGGAGTTACAACTTGTAAGGTTACAAACTCGCCTACAATAACCTTATTCTGGTTAGGGTCAGCTTGTGAGATTGTTCGTTGAATTACACGGCTTTTCACGCCTGCTTCTGGTGACATCTTCGGGTCTAAAATTCGAATCGTATCACCTAAGCCAGCTTTGAAGTTATTGCTTAAAGTAATTTCATAGTTAATACGTGGATGATTGAACTTCGGCAACACTTGCGTTTTAGCCCATTCTTTTAAAGAACTTAAGTTGGCAATAGTACTTGATTGTACCGTGCCTTCTAAGAACTTAGCGCCGTCAATATTTAAAACGCCAGACGAATACAAGTTATTTGCTTCTTCATCTTCTACGTAACCTTTTCCACCGTTAACGGATTCAATCCCTGTACCGTTAACATTATAAGGATACAAACGGGTGATTAAATTTGCATCCGTTGTTTTGCGCTTCATATCAATTAAATCATCGCCAAAACGAACTGTACGACCTTCGTCAACTCCCAGTTCATTAACAAAGTCGATTCTTTTTTCAACAATTTGACCCGCACTATTAAAAAGTACATAAGCATCAATTTCGCAATTGAAAGCCTTACAAATGTTTTGTAATTGTGATTGAGCATTATCCATACCACTAATCGTAATGCCTAAAGTGTCCCCCGAATAATCAATTTCACCTGGTACCCAGCCCGTTCCCTCTAAAAGTGCTCCTACAACTTGCTTTAAATAAACATCTCCAGCACCATTATCCCAACTGTGGTCATCATTATTCCATGCATTAGTTTTGGTATGAAGCATGTCCCAAATGGATAAATTTATACCAATCGCACTCTTATAGTGAGTTCCACTTGCTGTAAAACCATCATCGATATCAGTTATTCTCATAACATACCAGCGACTGTTAGTCGGATCTTGGTAAGCGAGAGAACTACCAATCACTATCTTGTCTGTATCTGGGTATCCATAAGGAATATTAATAGAATTGAGTGTATGATTCCAATTCTTTTGGTTAGTTTGACTTGTACCAATGTTGTAACTGACTGGAACATCCGATGGCGTGATGTCAGCATCTTGGTCGGCAATCTGAATGCTTACCTCGTCACCCCAGAAAGGGGTTCCACCCTCGTTAGAAAGTGAACCAATTCTTTCGAGGTTTCTATCTAAAATTACATACAACTAAAAGCCCTCCTTTCTATAAATAAGTTGGTCGATAGGTCATTTCGATATCGACTTCTTCTGGGTTTACATTAAAACCGATTACCTCGGATTGACCGCCCCAAAGTGATGGATAAGTTGAACCTAACGAAACTCTTTTTTCCAAAGAATTGACCGCACCGCCATGAATTAAAGTAGTTTCGTTACGTTCACAATCAATCACGACGGTTTCCCCTGCGTGAACAACTGGATGTGGTTCATTACCATTGCCATCGTCTAAAATCTCTTTAACTGAATAAGCCGTGATAGAGTTCCAGCCATAGTTGTATTGTTTATTAACCTTTCCAGTCTGGGGATTAAGTTTGTCTTCGGTGATGTTGGTTTTATTTGCGTGCCATGCAATAGTGGCAAAATCAAAGTCTTGATCTTTTCTAAGATTGATAACTCTATTTTTAATAATATATTTGTCCGTTTTGCCATTATTGTTATTGCATTTCCATAAACTAATCCATACCTTTAATCCAACTTTCCTGATTCGGCATTGAACGAATCCTTGATTAAAGAAAGAAGTGTTATTGAAGTTTCCAATACCCACGTTCGATTGATAATAATTTACGCTGGTCTTCCCTTTACCTTTACCACCTTTAGTGTTCTTGGTATAAGTCTTACCTTGTTTTACAATCGTTACATAACTAGTATAGTTTTTCCCATTATGCCAGTCTTTATAGCCTTTATATACTTGAATAGCTTTTCCTTCGGGTCCGATTTGAATTTCCCCACGAGTTGCTCTTCCTTGCATAGCGTCTTGCATGGATACCCTAAAAATACATTTTCCGTTCGAATCAATTCCATACACTTCATTGCCAGAAATGGCACGGCTGTAATTCTTTATATGGTTAATTCTGAAATTTGTTTCAAAATTCTTAACCGCTCTAGGCAAACCTTGGTGCATGATAAAAGGTCCATACCTCTTACCATCTGTGTGCTTTAAAGGGTCTCCGTAGTCGTACATAACACTTGTATTATTAGGTGAACGTTTTACAGAAATAGAACTTTCATTACTCATTACAGAACCATCAATCACTCCATTAATTCCAAAATTAATCTTTGAGATATCTGCAATGTTCGTCCACGTTGTAAGACCGTTACAAGGGTCATTAACCAATACAGGTTCTTTATCGATGATATTACCCTGCTCATCGGCGGTCTGGTCATAACCAACATCAACATACTTTGTAGGATTTGAACCATAAGCAACACCAATTTCCTCCATATCCTTTTTTGGAGTAATTCTGAATATTGGATAAATTTCTCCAGTTCCCTCTGGAGTATATTCGAACATGCTGTCTGTGATTTTGACGGTAACTGGGTCTTTATAACCTTTCGGGTCATCTGCGACAAAAGTTAAGGTCAATTGTGAATCGTTAGTTCCAGTTGAAATTTGTGTAGCTTCTGGTAAAGCGGTAAATGTTCCATAGTAAGTTACGTCTGGCATAGTTCCAAAGCGCATCGGGAACGAAACACCTTGTTCTGCCCTACGTGTAAATGCTCTGGTAATGTTGATTAGTGTTTCCATGTATTCTTCATCAGTTACGGCTTGAAACGATATTGGAATCTGCCAAGTTTTTGCACCATAAGCGTTGCCTTGTGGAATGTCTCCGTAACGACCAGGAACCGATTGAGAACTATGTGATATCGTAGTGCCAGTCGGCCAGTTGATATGACCAACAACCAGCCCTAAATCTTCATAAGCTCTGATTCCATCAAACTCAAATGAATATTTTGCTAAAGGCAACTCTTCTGCCATATTAAATCAGCCCCTTTCCTAAGTTTCTTAGATAATTTACTTTATCCGTTTCTCTCTTATTAGCATTGTGAATGCTCTGATCAGTAAGTGCAGTATTGTAGATGGCTTGAACAACTTCATTAAGCGTGCCGAGGGTATCTGTTAATAGTGCTTTGATTTCTGTTAGGTCACGTGAACCTGTTGAGTAGTCACCCTCGTGGGCTAGCCTATCTGGGTTGTTTTTAGCCATATGCACAACGGTTTCGCCTAATAACTGGTTAGCTCTATCAGAACGCGTCATAGATAGCGGAATCGCCATTTCAGGGCCTGCTTCGCCAAAGATAGATGGAGTATTAGCAATACCACCATTAGCATATCCATGTCCGTTACCAAGGAAGCTTAGTCCGCTACCATACCGATGTTTTGCATAGTTTAAACCAGCTAGCATATTGTCGTATCCATTCCAGATATTGTTATGCCCAGGTAAATGATAAGCTCTAAACGTTCCAGGCTTAACTTGCATCAATCCTTCTGCGTGTCCATCAGCTAAACCATCAGTACCACCCATAGCTTTAGGGTTACCCCCAGATTCAGTATTGATTTGTCGTAGTACGCGGTTAACCATGCTTGCACTAGTTGAAAGTCCAAGCTTACTTAATGCACTTTTAACGTCAGATTTCCAACGCTGTACACCAGCTCCGCCTGGATCACCACTTCCACCATCGTCACCAAACATGCTGGCAATTTTCTTAATGGTACTCCAGAAACCACCACCAACTTGTTTCTTAATTATCTGTTGAAGTTTACTATCGCCACTTGATCCTGCATCACTGCCAGCGTCTGAGCCCTTGTCTTTACCGTGTTGTTTAGTAATATCTAACCAACCTGCGGTGCTCATACCATTTCTACTCCAAACCGAACCACCTTTGGTTAAACCAACGTGTAAATGTGGTCCAGTTCCTAATCCAGAACGTCCTAGAACACCAAGGGTGTCGCCAGTTTTTACGTGTTGTCCTTTGTGAACTCTAACGTCTTTAGCGTTACCAAATTCTTGGTAAATAATTTCTTTACCAGTTGAATCACGAGTAACAATGTTATATCCAACAGGGCCCCAGCCAGCGGGAGCACCACCAACACGGACAACTGTACCACCGTGCATGGCATGGAATGGAGTTCCTACTCTTGCAGAGAAGTCATTACCATCGTGAACACCACCACCACGAGGTGAACCAAACCCATCAGTGTGTGTCCAGCCACTGCCTGGTGATTGCCAACCACCACCGTATGAACCACTACCGTCACCGCTTAAATTAACCATGCCCCATAGTTCAGACCACCATTTTTTGGCTTGGTTCTTAACGAAATTGAAACCACCTTTAGCAATTGTCGGGAAAAATCCTTTTGTATTACCTTTAGAAAATGGCATTAAGTTTTCTAATGCTTTAGTTGGATTAGATATAATTTTAGTTCCTACATCAAACAACCCTTTTAAGCCACCGGCAATCTTCTTAAAGACACTCTTAGCTCCGTTAATAATTCCTCCAAAGAAATCCCCAATTCCACCACCGGCAAAGTGTGTGATTCCTAACATCGGAGCTAGCTTAGCTGAATCAGTAGCATTAGCGACCTCATCACCAGGGAAAAGCATAGTTTCAGCGTTCTTTTCCTTAGAATACTCAACAGTTCCAGTCGCTTTTCTAAAGATAAGTTCCGGATTACTTGCACCAACTTCATCATTTACGATCGCAGGTGTAATTGAATTAATAGCGCGCCTAAAGTTAGAACTCCCAAGAGAACCAGTACCAGTTGCAAACTTAACATGACCAATTGGCTTGATAGTTTGTTTTGAACCACCAAATTTATTGATTACCCAGTTAACGCCACCAATTCCCTTATTAATGATATCAATTACTGAATTCATACCATCGGAAGCCATCTTTTTCATTGAATCCCATAGACTACTAAAGATACTCTTAACACCTTTAACCAGTCCATTCCAGCCATCCTTGAACCTATTACCGAAGCTTCCTAAAGTGTTCATAGCTCCAGAAGTCCAGTCACTGAAAGTCTTGCTTAATTTTTTAGTTATTCCGTAGAAAAAGTCATGAACACCATTCCACATATTATTCCACTTTTTACCGAACCAGCTCTTAAAACCAGTCCACGTTTTCGATATTGCACTAGTCCAAGACTTGAAAACTTTAGCAATCTTTTTAAAAATGCCAGCATAAAAATCATGAATAAAGTCCCAGTATGAATTCCAAGCTTTTTTAAAAGCCTTACTAAATGAATTCCAATATTTTGAGATTGCTTTGCCCCAAGATGTGAACAATTTGTGAATGCCATTAAAAATATTGGAAAAGACTTTCTTAACCGAGTTCCACATATTATTCCAAGACTTTTTGAAAGACTTCCCGAATGACGAAAAGCCTTTTCCTATATTGCTAAAGAACTTTTTAATTCCCTTAAGAGTGTTTTTAGTGAAGTTAGCGACGGCTTTTGCGATACCATTAACGAACTTCCTAAACTTCTTATTGTGCTTATATAGCTCATATAAGGCAACACTTACACCAATTACTGCAACACCAAGTGCTACAAATGGATTTGCTATCATCACTGCTGTTAATCTAGCAAAAGCGCTCTTTACAAGACCTAGTCCTTTTCCTAAAAGTTGTAATGGAGCATAAGATTTTTTTAGTAATCCCATGCCCTCACCGACTTTAGTCATAGCCGACGCAAACTTTAAAGCTTTAGATGTAATAAAAACACCTGCCAGAACTTTACCGAGTGTTTGTAATCCTTTTTTATGCTTAGAAAGCTCACCTAACGCACCAGAAAAGCCTTTAACCGCTTTACTATGCCCAGTCATCTTCGCTAAGGGTTTAACTACCGCTCCTAAGCCACTAATTAATCCACTAAAGAATCCAGCACCGATACTTCCGATAATCTTAATCGAATTCCATAATCCTTTAAAGAAGCCGACAATTTGTTTAGCATGTTTGGCAATTACGTTAGAAACAGATTTAATACTTTTTGCCAACCCATCCATGAAATTGTTCATAGCTTTCGGGCCATTTTTTATATCGAGTGCTTTAGATAAAGCTGTCGTAATCGTTTGGAATCCTTTTGAAGCGGCTTTACCGACTTTGGTAAACTTATCTTCAGTTTTAGGGTCGGAAACCCATTTAGAAACGGCTTCAAAAATTGGACTTTGCATTGTTGTAAACGGCTTGGCTAAGTCACCGGATAGTGCGCTAAATCTTGCTTTAATTGAACGTTCAGCACCAGCAGCGGTTTTCATCATGTTTTCACTGGCCGCCTTGTACTTTTGACCAAGTCCGTTCATCACAGCTTCGGCATCTTTAGCACTGATTTTACCAGCCGACATCTGTTTACGTAAATCAGACATATTTAGCGCATTATTATGTTGCATCTTGCGTTCGTAGTCTAACAATCGTTCTCCAAACATTGGCAACTGGTCAGAAATCATATTGAAGTCACCTAGTTGCATTTTAGAGGAACTCATCATGTGGGTGAAATTGAGGCCTAAGCGTTTGACATCTTCGGCACTCATCCCTAATGTATCAGCCATTGTTAAAACTGATTTTGTAAGCTGTTCTGTAGGGGCTTTTTTTTCCAAAACATGATAGAACTGTTGGTCTAGCTCGTTGACTAAGTCACTGGATTGGCCAAATGCTGTAGACATTTCATTAATTGACTTGACAAAGCCTTTACCTTTTGAAGCACTGTCTGTTAAAGTCGTCCAGGTGGCGTTCATGACTTGTTGCTCTTTGTTAAATTCGTTACCGGCTTTTATTATCCCGCCAAAGCCCATTTTAATACTATTAAAAGCTTGGCTAACTGCTCCGTGGGTTACTTCCCCCCAAAAGGTGCCAGAAAAAACTTGCTTGAAAACTGAGTGGGTTTCTTTACCCTCTCGTTTCAATCCACTAAACGAATTTTTCAAACGTCTAATAGGTGATGGATTTAGCTCTTTAAGTGATTTATCGAACTTAGAAACAGAAGACTTCGATTCTGCCATAGAAGTTTTGAGCTTTTCTACAGCTATTCTCTGCTTGTTAATAGCACTTGCACTACCGTCGTTCTTTTCTAAGTCTTTCAGTAAGAATTCTTCTTTTTTCAGAGCTTTACTAATATCATCGATAGATTTACGAGCGTTGTCCCGCTTTTCTTTGAGAGCTTCTTCATGCTTGCCCTCGGCTTCTAATCGGTCTGTTACGGCTTTAGATAGCGAGTTACGCTGGCGCATGGATGAATTAAGACCGTTAATACCACTCTTTTCACGTTTTAAAGCTTCGTGAGCACGTTGTTGTTGTGCTTCCATAGACTTTAAGGCGGTAGTAGCTTTGTTCAAGTCATTACCGTATCTTACAGCCTGTTTTGCACCATCTTGCGTGGTCTGGTCTAAGTCTTCCATCTTTTTTTGAAGACTTTCTATCCGCTTCTTTTCAGCATCTATAGATTCCCCGAGACCCTCGTACTTAGCCTCACTAGCTTTCAGATAGTCGCCATTAGACTTGAGTTGTGCTTCTTGAGCTTTCCACGCTGATGTGGAGCTTCTAACAGCTTTAGTTAGAGAATTAATACTATTAGAGGCTTTGAGGGTTTCTAACGCCACGGAAGTACTCATAACTGAATCGATTTTACTTGCCATGTATTATCCACCTCCCTTATTTTTATAGATTTCCATTGAATCCACCATCTGATCTTCTGGTGCTTTAGCATTTACTACTTTTAGAAACTCGAAATAGTCTTGCTCGTCTATATCTTTTGGTAGTAAGTGATATTCCGTTAACATCCGTTTATAAAAGTAGTCCATGTCGTCGATGGAACGCTCTTTTTTAAAAATCTCTATTCTGATTTGTCTGAGGCGTTCTCTTTTGCTAAAGGGTCTTCTAATTGCTCTTGTTCTTCTTTCAAACTTTCACGGAGTTGTTGAATATCTTTGTCAGTAGCACCTTGAAAACGTGCTGTAGCTTCACCAATTGCAAACGACAACTCTTGAGGGTCAAGTTCTTCTTCTGCCTTTTCAATTTGTTTATCACTTAGCTTTAAGAATTCTTTAAAGAAATGTTCGATTTCATTCAATAGTTTTGTTTCATGTTCTAATTGTTCAATTTCAGTCATATCGTCTGAATGGTCGTCTTGCAATTTAAGTAAAGTTAATTGAATTGCGTTAATTAATTTTGTGTTTGCTACACTTTGAGCAACTTTAACAGGTTTTTTCATACCTAATTCTTTAATTTTGATATTTACAATTTTCATAGATTTATTTTCCTCCGCAAATTAAAAACCCGCCCCCTTACGGTATTGTTTACTTTCTCAGGCGAGTTATAGTTATTTATTCAGCTTTTAACGATGTTCCATCTGTTTTAGGATTGTTTAGTTCCTGCTCCTGGAGTTACTTGTGTTGTAGGTGCATAGCCTGCAAATACTTGTTCCATCATCTTGTCTTCCTTAAATTCTGTTGAAACGTCGGAATACATAGCAAGCATTTCACCATTAAATTCTGGTGTAGACAATGCTTGATAAGTCAAAGCATCTGTTGCCATTGTTTCAGCGTTAGTATCAGTTCCGTTATTAATTGAAGCTTGTGTCATTGATCCGTTACCGAATCCGTAATAAACTTTGTTCATGCGGTCAATAGATTCGCTTTCAATAAGCATTGCAACTGACGGATGCTTGCCAGATTCAATCCATGCTCCCGTGCTTGCGTCTTTAGTACGTCCGACAAGCTTTTGTGTGACTTCAAATGGCAATTTGTTGAAGTCTAGTGCCACTTGTGGTGCTCCCTTAGGTGTTGAAACGAATACACCAACATTATTACCATATTGAATGGTTCCAGCTGCTTGAATATTCGTGATGTTAGCTGTTTTAGTACCCCACATTTGTGTAGTAACTGGTAGCAATCCACTTTCCGATAAACCTTTATCTACACCTGTAATAATTTTCCCGTTTTCATCTTTGAGTGCTAGTGTTACTAGCTTTAAACCTACTGTAGCCATTAATAACTACCTCCTATAAAATTTTTTTTAGTAAAATAAAAGACCTTGACTAGTTGTTTAGTGTCAGGGTCTGCGTATATTGGTTTTGAATCATCCATCTTCCAATCGTTTTGTAAAAACAATTGCATGATTTTGATATTGTTCTTTTGAATTGAACCTTTGAATTGATATTTAAAAAATATCTGTACCTGAACGGCATTTTCAATTCCATTAAACATGTTATTACCGTATTGCATTGGTTTTTCCCTAATCGAAGTAACTAGCGCAATAGTTCTGCTCGTATCATCTTGAGCGCTCTTCGGTAAATAATTAACGTAGCATTCATCGAGCCATTCATAGTGAGCTTGGTCTAAGATGTTTTTAGCCTCTAGTACAGGATTATCCATCATTAAACCTCCTTATGCTTGTTAACAATCTTCTGGTATTCTCTCTTTTCAGCTTCTAACACTTTCGGCATCACTTGATCTCTAAGGTTTGTAATGAAATGGTCACCAACATAATACTTAGTACCATCGTTTAACCGCCTAGCGTTGCTGGCATGGTAGTGGTCAAACCCGACAATGCTAGTCCCATCTTTGATGTTGTCGATATTAGTCCCTTTCATTACAACTGAATCCGCCATATGTCCGAAGACTTTATCGTCATGCCCAGAATAGTGTTTCTCACGTGTTTCACGTTCTAGCTCTTTCTTAAAAACTCTAGCACCTGCTCTAGTTATCCTAGCTTTATCATTGATAGGCATGTTTGTCGATATCTTTTTAACCTGTTTAAGCCACTGTTCCATGAAATCAACGTAATCGATATTAAACACCTGCCTTTTTTACTTTTTTGAGAGTGACGAAGTCATAGGCAAATGTTTTGTTTGTATCATCCGTGCTGATTGATACAATATCATAATTTTCATTTTGATATTCAACCTCGTAGCTTTCATTAATTTTAGGATTGTGACGAACAACCACGATAATAGTATCTTCTAGCTCCGTTTTCATAATCTGATATTGCTGATTGAGCGTTCTAGTCCGCGGAGCACACCATAGACTTAATTCAGATACGATTGTCGGAGTATAAAAATTACCCGATTTATCTAATTCATCGTCTGTCTTTCTAAAAGTAATTTTATGGTTAAAATCAGAGGGTTTGAGTTTCATTGTTGCCACTATTACCCCCGCCTTTCTTCTCGTCTATGGCGATTTTAGTTGATAGGTGAACAATTACCATCTGAAAGCCTTTAGATGTTCCGTCAGTTAGTTCACGGTCATAATACATCGATGTAGCTAGGTTTTTGGTAGCTAGATCAAACAGCGTTGGATATTTTGCCTCAAGTTGTTCAATTGTTAAATTGTCAGTCACACTGTGAGTAACAATTTCCTTAGCGGAATCGATTAAACCTTGAACCGTTTTAGTTTCTACTTCATCCACATCGATGTGAAGCTCATCCATTAGTTCAGAAGCTGTAACCGCCATTAGAAATCACCTTCTTTATTTGATCGCTGTTTTTATTTACCTGTGGCAGCACTACCAGCACCGCTAGCACTAGCACCAACTGTAACAAAGTATCCAGCTTCTTTATCCGCAACTTCGACATCAAAGCGCATTGCTAGTCCGAGATATTGACCGTAAATTTCATTCTTAACCCAGCTGATTTGTGTATCCACACGGTTAATATAAAGAATTGCACGCTTTAAATCACCAACCCAGATATGAGCTTCCCCAACTTGACCTAATAATTCGTCATTAACTACAACTACTGATTTACCAAATAAAGTTAAACCAGAAGCTGCTGTAATGCTTTCTTGTAGTAAGTAGCGTCCTTCTTTATCTTTCAATGTGTCTAGAACTTGGTATGCTGATTGTGAAACGACAATAGTTTTATCGTAAGCAGGGTCTAAGTCAACGTTAAGAACGTGTTTTAAGTCATCTGCTACTGTGTCAGCAGTTGAAGCTTTAGCGTTAAACGCAACTAACTTAGCACTAATAGCCTTATTAAGAGTATTTAAACGTTGTTCACTAGCGTTCTTTTGAATAACTGGCATTAAAGGAACTTGCGTATCTTGAATTGATTCTTCTGAAATTGGAATAGCACCACGATAAGTAGCAATTTTCCAAGTAACATTTTCAAATTCTGGTTTAGCTAAGGCTGGGTTTTCTTCCAGTTCTGCTACCGAGTTCATTACAGCAGTAGCACGTTTCAAGATTGGGTAAGTACCAGAGCCAGTAGTAGCAGGAGTCTTAGTTACCAGCGCTGATAAGTCAACAACCGATTTAACTTCTGCTTCTGGATTGTAGATGATTTCTTCTGGAATCATTGCCCCAATATCGCCAGTTTTTAATCCAGCATCTCGGACAGTACCGTGAGAACGAATGTAGTTTTCAATTGAGCGTGTACGGTTTTCTTTCTTTTCTTCTTTTTGCTTTGCAGTTAAGTTTGTAGCCATTGTTTTACCACCTTTTTCTTCATTTTGTTTTTTTGCATTGAGTTCATCCTCGGCGACATAGTCATCGTCTGAGTTATCATCAATTTCTTCATCGTCCCGCTTATCTTCATCATCAGAAGCCGTATCAGGATCTTCTTTAGGTTTTGCAGGAGTAGAGGTGTTTCTACCCTCATCACCTTCTAGCGTTCCTGTAGTTTTGTCATCAGGTGTATCATCACTTTCATCTAAGCTTTCTAAAGCTTCTAGCTTGGTATTAATATCTTGAATTTCTTTCTTAAGTTCTTGCACCTGTTTCATTTTGTCTTCAACGTCTTCAGTAGAACTGTTTTCTTTGTTAATTAAGTCCCGTGTGTCAGAAATTAACATTTTAAGTTGTGCGAGTTTATCGCGTTTTTCTTCTTGCAGTTTTGTTTCCAATTAGTAAACCTCCATCTCAATTAAATCTAAAAAGAGACGCGCCTTTTCTCGACGTGTCTCTTCATTAACTTTCTTTAATCCACGACTAACAGCAACGCTAGTCTCTGTGTAAGCGGGTAATGGTGTAATGCTTATCTCGGTCAACTCTCCAATTTGTAATATTGTATGAACTAATTGACCATTTGTATCTCTACTCCATGAATCATCTTCAATCGTAAATCCAAAAGAGCAGCCTTCTAAATTGCCATTTTTGATATTAGTGTAAACATCTCTTCCCAGAGTAGTATCTGGAATGTCCAGTGTAAATTTAAGTCCGTAGTCATCAACCTTTAAAACTAAAGTATCAGCCGATACTCTACCTAAAACGTTGGATAAATCGTGACTATAAAGAGCTAATACATTACTCATATCAACGCCATCAAACATGTTGGGATCACAATATTCAATGAATCCCATATCTTCACTTGGTTGATTAAATACACAAGCGTAACCAGTAACCTGTCCAATAGCCGATGTACTATCATCATTGCTTAAGTCCCGTAAGTGCCAATCTTTATTTAAAACACTTCGAACATCATTTTTCGAAGTCATCATCTATCACCCCCCTTCGTTGAAGAAGGTTAATTACTTGTTCACCACTCAAAACAGGAGCTTTCCCACTCGCAAACTTAGCTATCATATCGGCATATTTAGAACCTGTTGGGTCTACAATAGGGTCTAGGTCTGCTTTAACAGGAATCTTAAACTTCTGTTCTAACTCGCTTACAAACGGTTTAATGTAGCGATTAAAGCTACTAATAAACATGCTTGTAGACTGATCTAATGAACTTTGCTGGTCGCCTTGACCATTTAAATAATTTTCTGGAATTCCAAATACCTTACTAACTTGCGCTCTAGTCCAATCTACATTGTTCAGATATTCAGCTGTCTTAGCGTCAATCGTTGGCATAGCTTCAACGGTAGCTGATTGGTCTAATACAACTGGCTTACCTTGGTTCGCTCCAGAATACTGTTCTTGAAAGCTGTCTCTAATAGTTTCTTTAGATTCTTTACTCAATTGAGCTTCCGGTACCGAAATAGCTAAACTAGGTGCAATGAAGTTTTTAAGCGTATTAAGTGATAATCTACTAGATAGAGATTGAAAAGATAGTTCGTTAATTAGTGCCTGTAGTGGTGATGTTCCAACGTATTGGTAAAGTGAATTACCAGTAACAAAGATACGAAAATGTAACATATCGTCGGATTTAATAACTTCACTGCTACGTTCATCGTTGTAAGATACCTGATAAGTTAAATCACCATTGTTATCACCAAGAATGACTTGAACGTTTGCGTATGGAATTTCTTCAAGTTCTACTGGTATCCCTTTTTTTCTACGAATTGCTACATATGCGTTACCAGTAAGCAGCATTTGATTAATAACTGACGTCCAAAAACCATAAGAATTAATTTTGTCATTCGGATGGTTAAAAACACCTTTAAAAGGCTCGTCCATCACATAATTAATGCTCGCTAGTTGAGAACTAATTAAACTGATAACTGAAAAGATATCAGAGTTCTTAATAGCCGTATCAGCGTTCACAACTGGTTCAGGTATAATTGCATTACCCGTAACTGTAAACGGCATATAACCGCTTGGTAAGCTTTGTGAGCGAGTGTTTAAACGAGGGAATGGATTAATTGCCATATATTACTCACCTCCTTTCCTGCTTGCTGTAATCCAACTAAGGTAGATTAGAGATAAGCCTAGGACTATCAATCCAACATATTTGCAAAATAAAAACCCTGCTACAGTAAACGTAGTCAGAGCCATAATCATTAATATTAAACTGATATTTGCTAGCATTAATTGTCCAAACCATCTAATTTGTTTCAATTGTCCACCTCCTAAAAACTAAAGTCGTTCATGAAGTAATCATTAATTTCATCTGTTGTTTTATTGTCCCAAATGGACTTGGTTTTAATGTTACTTAATCCTTCAAAGTAATACATCGCTTCAAAAAAAGCGTCAATTAAGGCGTCCACTGCATCAATCTTACTTGTACGCTTATCTTTATTGATCTTTATACCATTATTTTCTTCAAACAACAGAGCATTCTTAAGAGAATACTGTAGAATTCCATCGTCCAGCATTGTAATACGCCCTTGATGTAATTCATCACGGAAAAACCGAGTTGGTTCATTTAAGCTTCTAACGCCCTGATGAACAGGTACACAAACCCATTCAGTATTTTCAATAAGCCTCTTAGTCATTGACGTTTCGTGGTAGAAATCATATAAGAAAGCCTTAACTTGTAAATGGTGATCATCTACGTAGTTCAGTAACCAATTGCACACTTCATCATCTTCAACGATTCCGTATTGATTTTCAGTAATCTTTCCGAATCCTTTTTCAACTTCTGCACGATAATTAATTCCATCTTGATGTTCTTTAACACTGATATCATTGTTAGAATTCCTAAGTGGAATAAACGAGAATTGCTCGACGTGGAACTTGCCTACTCCGTTATCTTCATAAGGATATACAAAAGCGATTGCGTTATCATCACTGAACTGTCCCTTATCATAACCAATGTAAACCTGTCGATTATCAATACTGAAACTAGGAATAACTGCCTTTTCTAAGTCCTCAAGACTAACGTAAGAATTGGCTTTAACCTGCAACCAGTTGTTTAAGTTACGATTTTGAAACTCATTAGCAATCCCAGAAGCTATGTGAGCATCTTTATCACTAATCATACGTTTTAAGATAGCACCGTCTTCATCTAGCTCTAGCAAAGGATTGCTCTTAATCCAAGTTTCAGGTTGGTTAATTTCATCTAGGTTATCTTGTTGCCATACCAAACATAAATAACTGTCTTCATCACGAGAATAGTCTTTTTTCATAACGTCTTTTAAACGTATCTGATCTTTATAGAATAACGTTTCTGTATTCTCATAAGACGTAGATATCATTAATAGTTGAGCGTTAGGTAAGTGAGATTGCCCTTGAGTGATTTTACCGATATTAGGTTTGTGAGCGTAGCCACCGTCTCCTGCTTCATCAACAACCGCCAAGCGAAAATGGTAACTATCAAATTGACCAGACTCATTAGATAGCTGAACAACTTTGTTACCAATCGCAGATTTAATACCCTGTTCGCCAATATAAGTGTCAGTATTGTTTAAAATATCTTGGATGTCTTCTTCGGTATCTTTTAGAATCCTTCCAGACGTTAGCACATAAGCCCACGGCTTTTTCATCTGTGCACCAGTAGGCATTGTGTAACCAATATCTTGATTGGATAATCCAGCACATTCGATTAAGTAGGTGTACCACAACATAATGCTGGCGATATAAGATTTACCGTTAGCACGTGCAACTGATACGATCACACGAGTGTAACGGAAGTTGTCGTTATCCTTGTATACCCAAGCTTTACTCATACATAAAATAGCTTTCTGCCATAACATTAATGGCATGGGTTTACCATGTGCTGGTTCAGGGAAGATAGAAGCGAACCCTAAAATACTACGACACCGTCCTAAATCGTAGCGATAAGGAAAGTCTTCGTCTGGGTCTTCAGCTCTTCTTAAGTCCTGTAGATGTCTAAAACAAGCTAGCTTCATCATCTCACCAGAAACAATCTTGTCATTAACGACTAACCAAGCATAAACAGTTGCAGGGTCACGGTACTTCTCTAATATAGCTGTAAAATCTATCTTTTTAACCGCCTCGGAGACGTTAGCCTCTCCTTTGGATAAATCTACCTCATCAATCATTAGAAGTCACCAGCTCCCTCTTTAAGCTTCTCAGCAAGTGACTTCTTATCTTTCTGCTTCGGCTGTATTAGTTGCATTAAATCTGAACGGCTTTTCGGAGATAGCCCTAACTCTGAACCAGTCTTTATTAAGCTTTTAAGCGCTGAATCATATACTTGTACCATTGGATTCTTTTTCCATCCCACAAAGTCTTTACCAATAATTTTCCCTTCTGCATTCTGCAATGATTTATAAATAGGTGTGACTTCACCATTTTTTTGAATATGCTTATAAGCATTCCGATAAATTTCATATTGCGTGGCGTAAAATTCTACCAAAGAAGTGTCCATTCGTTGGACTTTCCCTTCACTTTCTAAAAAAGGTACGACTTTGCGCCATACGGCTTTTGCTTCGGTTCCTAGATACTTTGGTGGATCACTAGACAAATGCCCGTCGTTCTGGTCTTTATACGGTTTCTTAGCCAACGAATATCAACTCCTTTCCACTGGGTACCCCCCCTATCCTAAAAATTTTAAAAGTAGCATATAGCGAGAGAGCACTATTGCGTTTCGCTCTTTACCAGAAAGCCTATAGGGCGGGGGTTTGTTGACCTTTTTTGAAATTTTATTTTTTTATTTTTATTTTTAGAAAATTTTTTTGGATTTATTTTTGTAATTTAATTTTTCGTTTTTAATCTTCACCATCATCTATGACATTCGACCAATCAATTGTTAACGAGTAAGTTGGATAACTAACTACTCCTGTATTCAAGTCTCCATCTTCTTCGTAGTCAACGTTAAATCCATTACTAACAAGATAGTCTATTAATCCAATTAGCATTGAACCTTGAATCTCATGTTCTCTAATCCTGGTTACTCCTGAATTAGAAGCTTCTTCGATATCTTGATTAACAATCTCAATAAACTTTTCTGCAGTCTTACTCGACTTGTCCTTTGCTAACGTCAATGCTTCTTCTGAGTTCATAGATTCTCCTTGATAACCTTAATCCACCAGTCCTTACTAACATGTCTTAACTGATTAGGTTTCATGCTCTGTTCTAACTTAGTCTTGATGTTATGCTCCTTACGAGATAACAACCATAGATTACTCATCTCATATCTATCATCACCATTGAGTAACCTTAAAGGGATAATATGATCCACGATAATATCCTTGTCATTTAATATTGCTTCACTAACTCCAGATACATACATGTCTCTAGCGACTATATAGTTACGCGTATCAGTCCATCGCTTAGAATGATAGAAACTGTTGGCTTCTTTATCTCGTTTATATTGGTTGTAAAATTTATCTCGCTTGCTATCTTCTGGTGTCCTCACTCTGTTAATCGTATGCTTCCTGCAATGCTTTACTTCAAACGGCAACAACTCATGACAACCGATATGATAGCAATGATGCATTTTA